TAATGCTGCAATTGAGCTTATAGAAAAACATGGAGAACATATACGTTCAAAATTCTGTCAGACGTTATTGCCTGTATGGGGGGATGACCTTGGTTCGGCATGCGAACGCTATATTGCAGATGTTGTTTATGAACAACCGGTTTTTATTTTCAATTATCCCAAAACGCTCAAATCTTTCTATATGAAACAAAATGACGATGGGCAGACTGTTCAGGGTTGCGATTTAATTATGAATGGGGTTGGTGAGCTTTTTGGTTCATCTGTGCGTGAGTCAGATTATGATAAGTTGGTTTTGGCCGCGAAAGAGCGTAATATGAATCTTGAACCGATTCAATGGTATTTAGACATGAGACGGAATGGATATAAGCCTTCGGCAGGAGCAGGTATGGGGTTTGAACGGCTTTTGATGGCTGTAACTGGGATAGATAATTTGCGGGACGTTGGGCTATTTCCCCTGTGTTTTAATGAAAAACCAAAGTTCTAAATGAGTTTAACTATATGGAAAGGTACAGTTGTTTGATTTAATGCCATTAATTAAATTTATATTTTGTAGTTTTTACATAATATAAATTATAGACCGGCGGGCATTTCAAACCGGCACTTATTCACAGTAAAATTGGGTGTATGATTTAAGCGAATGACTCATACAATCAATACCGGCCAGTACCGAAGTTAAGTACCCCCTTTGGGGGTACAACTTCGTACGGCCGGTATAATTAATATATATTAACGAAAGGTTGTTTAGACCGGTATATGTGGTATGAAGTTATGCCGGCCAGTGCAGCCGCTAAAGTTAATCTTTTACATAGGTGAAGATGAGGCGTCTTTATTGTAATACTTGCTCTTCTTAACTAATCCCTCTAGTTTCTCTAAGTCATCAAAGATCTTCTGTGCCTTCTTTTTTGCCGGGGCTAAACCGAAATCCTTATAATATGCTAGACCATAGGCCTGGAAAACGCCCGACATTAAATCTGCTGCTTTACCTATATCTTTTAAACTACCGTGGATAAACCTGTCTACCTTGAAATGCTTCGCTTCCGCATTAAGGTTCTTCTTCTCTTTCTTTCCACCACGCATTGTCTTCGATGAACGCATTCTGTTTCTTCTGGTAGCAGGCATTTCTATTTTATATCCACAAAAAAAAATTTATAGTAATTATATCTATTATATTGCAAGGGCACGCAGAGGCGTTTGATCTGATATACTTAAACCGGTGGGCATTTCAAACCGGCACTTATTGACTTTCAAAATCGTAAAGAGCATTCATAAGACGTAGCATTTCTTTAACATCTTTCTTAAGGTCGGCAATTTCATGTCGTATCTCAAGTATTTCCCTAAATGGGGTGCTTACTGGCAATCCCTCTGTTTTTGCCTTTAGTTTAAGCTCTTTCTTTATCTTCTTTTCAGTATCACTACTTTTACCCCTTTCAACTATTTGTTTATACAAATTATAAATTACTATTTTTTTAGTCCAAATACCCCCTGGAAAGTGTCTTATGAGTTATGATACCACGATTTTTTAGTTTATATGAAATACTTCCAGGAGTTCTATGATGTATATCAGCGATTTGGCTAATTGTCATTTCCTGTGTTTCATATTCAGTTCTAATATCCTGGAGTTCTTTATCACTACAATCCTCCTTCTGACGATTATAATACTCAAGCCCGTTCATTTTATGAAGATACTTGACTACAATTAAGCCATCAATTTTTACTGACTAAGTGCCGGTTTGAAATGACCACGGGTCTAAAATACCTTACTGGCTAATACTGAACTTAAGTATGTACAATTTCGGCACTTCGCGGTACATTTAGACCGCCGAACATTTCAAACCGGCACTCCGGGAAAAGAATTCGGTAGCAAAAATTTCTAAAAGTGCCCGTTTCAAATGTTCATTGGTCTAAGGTATTTTTATAGTTTATATTATGTAAAAACTACAAATTATCAGTTGAATAAATGGTATAAAATCAAACAACCCTGCTCGCCCAGATAGTTGTACAACTTCGGTACTGACAGGTACTTACCGGCCGTTCAAACAATCCTGGCCATGGAATTTAAGTGCCATCAAAATACATTTCATGGTCTAGCAAGATCGAAGTGGAATTTTATTGTGTTTAGTTTTAAATTATTTTTTTTGATTATGTATGCAAGATATTTTTCAGCAACTATTCGTCCTTTTGTTCTTCTAAATTCTATAATTTCATCAATCCGCTTACCATATTTTTGTGCGTGTTCATACATTGAAATAGCAAACGTATCATTGTATCCTTCAAAATTACATTTGTCTGGTATTGTTATATCAAATTGCCGTGATATTATATCGCTTATAGGTAAGCTATCAATTATTAATGCATCGGGTCTTAAAAACATAACATATCTAAACTTATTTCCTTTATTTACAAAATCTTCAACCATCTCCATACACCTTTTTTGGGACTCTAGTGCACATAAGTGATTTTTTATTAATTGTAGGAACCATTCGCCATTTTTACGCGTTCCTAATCTTTTATATAAATCTTCGTCAAAATATTTATCCATATCTATGTTTGAAATAAAATCTTCTTGTAGGTCTATTTTATAATAATCCGGCTGTAATAATTTATATTCTTCATAATCAATCCTTTGTGGGACGAATTTATTCCATACAATTTGTCTATCATCGTGCGTTTTCCAAGTATGTATAAATTTTTTATATGATAAATTATGTGTTTCTAATACCTTGAATATGTTATCGAATTGACTGGTATGCGTTTTTTTTTATAGACCGTGTCAACCCCCAATAAACTATAGCAAAATCATAATATGATTCGTCTATTATTGTCTGTTGATTGTTATTTGAAATACTATCCGAAAAAGCCATTATAGCCGGTTCGTCCTGTTTATGACATGTTTTAATCCTTTTTTCACAATAAGGACCATGAAGCCCCGTTTTTATACATTTCAAACATCAGTGTTTTCCGTCGTTATTAGAACTATCCGTGTGTATTAGATAATTACAATGTGCTGTTATGCAACTCATTTTTCATTATTTAGAAATTATTTATAATCTAATACCGCATTATATCGGTGTTCGGCACCTTCGGTGAAATTTGCGGCTTAACTGTAAAGTACCGAACTTAAATACGGCCTTTAGGGTTACTTAACTTCTTAAGACCAGTAGATGTGGAGTACCGAGCATAGTTATTTCATTTAGACTAATGAACATTTCAAACTGGCACTTTTTCTATATTTTGCTAAGCAAAACATAGAAAAATGAGTCGATATTTTTGGAACGACTCTATATATAGACCCATTCGAAATTTCACCGGGGTTGCATTGTGCGTTGTAATTATAATATAAATATATGCATATATATATATAATGTATTTATACGGGCAAGCAGAACAAGATAAATTTGTTCTAAATATTCTTAAGAATAAACAAAATGGATATTTTTTAGAAATTGGTTCAAATCACCCGGTCAACATTAATAATTCATATTTATTAGAAACACAATATAATTGGAAGGGTATAATGGTAGAGTATAATTCAAGTTTTTTACCATTATATAAACAGTATCGTCCTAATAGCATTCATATAATAAACGATGCTACAAAAGTAGATTATTAAAATGTATTTGAAACAAATAATATGCCTTTATTATTTGATTACTTACAAATAGACCTAGAAGTAGATAATGGTTCTACACTAGAAACATTACAAAAATTAGATAATGAAATTTTTGACACATATAAATTTGCTACGGTAACATTTGAACACGATATATATCGTTCTAATTTTGGTAATACACGATTAGAATCAAGAAATATATTCAAAAAAAGAGGATATGTTTGTGTATTCGAAGACATAAATAATAACAGTGTAAAACATCCATATGAAGATTGGTATGTCCATCCAGATTTGGTTGATATGGACTATGTTAATAATTTAATAGAAAATAATAAAACTAATTATATGATTCAACCTGTTACTGGAAAAACAATAAACTGGAAAGATATCAAATATAACTATAATTGGTAACTTTGATGTATGAACTTTTGAATGGTATGGAAATCGGCTACTTCGGCTGCCGATAAATCGCCATCTTGAAGCTTATGGATCTCGTCAATTACTAAAAATGTTTTATAAAGCGGGTCGGGGGATAAGTCGGCGTTTTAGACTTACACTTCCTCCCGACAAACATTTCCAAATTTCGGCACTTTTTCTAATTCTTGCTTGACAAAAAGTAGAAAAAGTGCCAGTTTGAAATGTCCAACGGTCTAAAAGATCATACACGCCTACGGTGTGCTTCCGATTGGTGACTTTAATTTTCGACACTTTATTTCATATATAGACTTCTTCCCAATATAGAACTGAAGAATAAATAACAGAGCCTTTGTACTTACAGTCAAAATAGTGCGTTAGTATTTTAAGCGTTCCACTTACTGTTCCGCACACATTACATTGGATTTTATAGCCTAAATGAATAACATCATAGTCAGGTATATGCGGATTGCTAACATCTAAGACAGTTAGTATGGATTTTGCCTTTGTTGTTGTTAAAGTTGAATCACACATAATCCCTTCTATAATTCCACTACCAGACCATATATGTGCTTCTGTTACAGTTGCGTTTAGATTTTTAAGCGTGGTTTTGATGTGGTCAATCATAGGCTCTATTTCGGTGTGTGCGTCTATATGAGCCAGGAATTTTTCGTCTCCGAAACGGATTCCAAGTGCTGTACAGGTAGCAAGTCCAGCTGTAGTTAGTATGTCCGTATTTTTAGCGATTAGATATTTTCCCTGTTTGATGTCTATGGGCATTTTATGTAGATAAATATATATATATGTCTAGTTTCAATTTTTTGACCGGTGCTTTGTACCTTTGGTGCTTTGTACCTTCGGTGCTTTGTACCTTCGGTGCTTTGTACCTTCGGTGCTTTGTACCTACGGCGACATTGCGATTTGTTGACTATAATTCGCAAGAATTATTGTTAGACCCAAGGGCATTTCAAACCGGCACTTAAAAAAAAATGACACGAC